TTAGATATCCTTTGAAATACCCTTAAATACGCCCATGGCACCCTCTGGGGTTTCTCGTGTATAAGAGTCGGTCATAGTGATGCTTGCGTGTCCAAGCCAATGCATGACATCAGTTTCGGGTAGTTTTTCTGTTCTCGCTTTTGTCGCAAAATAATGTCGTAGTAGATGGGGATGTATTGTGACCCCTGATTTTTGAGACACTCTTCTCATTATAGTATTTGTATACTGTACGTGATATGGTTTTCCAGTTTTAGGATTCAGCCACAAAAAGTGATCTTCTGGAGCCTCTATATTGTGGTCTTCAAGAATTCTGTTGGAATATGAGATTGCGTATTTTATTAGATCAACATACTCACCGGCAACCCAGATAGTCCGGTAAGATGACTCTGTTTTTAACCCGGTGCCTGTCGGTTCATTAGCAGTCCGGGCTACATAAAACTTAATGCCACAAATATCTTTTTTGTTGACTTCATCACGTCGGAAAGTGAAAGATGATTTAGTGCGCAGCCCCATCATCTCGCCTCGCCGTTGCCCCAATGTCATTAGCTTTATGAATGCATATTCGTATCTATTAAGCTGTTCTTTTGCAGTCTTCATGAACAGGTCAAAATCGCTCTTGGTTAGGTCTTGGCTTTTGGCTGGCTTGCCACCAGTGATAACTATATGTCGCAATTTGTTTTTTGTAATGACATCATTAATTTCAGCGTCATTCATAGTTTGCTGCATTAGAGAATCAACGCGATGAAGTGTGCCTTTCGTGTAGCTGCCGCTTAGAACAAGCTCGTCTATGAAGTGCTGATACTGCAGGCGGGTGATCTTTTGGATCTTTTGAGAGCCAAATGATTTGCGAAAATGGGTATTATAGTAGGTCTTATTCGTGCTGGCTGTTGAATTCTTCCAGACACCCATACGAATTTTACGTTCAGCCATTTGGTCAAAATAATTGTTGAGTGAAATCTGCTTACGCTCGGCAGTTGCAATTGAGCCATCGAACAGACGGGTTTCAAATTTCCTTAAGCCCTGTTCAGCATCTTGCCAATTCAAAAATCCACTCGTTGAATACCAATCATCTTTACCCATGGCGTTTCTATACTGCTTACGCACACTGTATCGCTTACCTCGTTTAGTTTCATACCAGTAAATATTGGGGTGTTTTTTCATTGCATACCGCTTAATTGCCATTGATATTCCTCCTAAATGGAAATTAGTTAGCTTGATTTTTCCAAACGTATGTTCTTTTCTGCTTCTAAATAAAAGCCCTGAACGGGCCTAATAAATATATTTATCTTTTAATGTCACCATCTTCGGGACTATGCTTCTCCCCGGAATCGAACAAAGGGGAGTCACCAGACAGAAGCTATCAAAACTATTTTTGTGGAACGTAGCGATTATTTTGTTGTTTTGAAGGCTGGCATAAAATAATTAGCATAATTAGTGATCCGATTGCTGGAACTAGGTTAATCAACCAAAATGCGCCATTATATCCCAGATCATGGAGTCTACGAATCTCGCCTGTTAGAGCAGCGATAAAAAGAATCACATAGATAGCTAACAGAATAATCAACATAATGAGGCTTGTGACCCCAGCAGGAGTTAGCTCACCGGCAATATCGGTTTCCATAAAGTTGTCACTACCACCAAGAAATACGGTTTGAATAATTCCTATAATGAAGCCAATAATTACCATAATAATGCCAACACCCAGTGATGCCCACCAAAAATCGGCACGACCCATTCGTTTCTTTATGCGAAACATATCTTTAAAATAGAGCTTTGTAGAACTGACGATACCTGGGATTTCATTTTCATTATAAGGGACATCAGAAATATTTGATGTGAAAGAGTTAGGAGATACAGTCTGTTGATAATTACTGGTTTGGTCTACATTTTTTTGAGTTTTGGTATCAGACCCTTGAGTGTAACCACAAAATTGGCAGAATGAAGCAGTCGCAGGGATCTTTTTTCCACAGTGAATACAAAATTTAGTCTTTTCTTCCAAATTAAACACCTCTTAGTTTAGATTATCGCCTTGATTGTATTTTATTTTGCCATGATTAATTTCTAGCCATAGATAATTTGTATCATGTGGACTGACCACGGTTATATGAGAATAGTTTGGATTATTCTTTTTGTTAATTGCCGTAGAACTAGATCTTAAGTCTCGCACAAGAGAATTCCATAAAGCAGGGCTGCCATCTTCCAACGACTCTACTACATGTGAATTTTTAGGAAGGGAAATTTCTATTACCTCACTGTCACTATTCCATGTTGCCTTAGCTTTACCGTAGTCAGCTGATTGAGTCCTAAGTTTTGACTGGATAGAAGACGCTATGTTTTCTGGAGATTTTGAATGATTGACAACCCAACTCAGACCGAAAATAAGTGCAATGAGAACAACGACGGCAGCAATGCCTGAAATCCATTTTTTGGTGGAATTTGAGTTAGAAATTGGTCTCGACGGTTCAAACGATTTCACGACTGTCTTTTCATGGGCAGGGTTGTCTGATACTACTGGTTGTTTTTCCCCACAATGAGGACAAAATTCTGAGTTGATAGGGATTTTCTTACCACATGATGAACAAAATTTAGTGTCATTTTCTGACATATCGTTTCCTCCTGAAAATATGTACTCAGCTTTTAACGTCATCGGGTGTGGACACAGTAATTAAACAATGCTTTAACCGTGCGTAGCATTGCCAATACTATTTTCTAATGCTAGGGTTTCACGATACTCATTCGCTTCAGGCTTTTCTCTGAAGTCAACTGTCATATCTTTATATTTTTTAAGCTCGTTCTCTACCTCTCCGATGGTTATAGAGAAATATTCTTTTCTGTTGTTTACTTTGTTGACACGATTACCTGTGAATTTGTTATGAAGTTCCGATTCTAATTTGTAAGCATCTTCACTGAAAATTAAAGCGTGCACATCGAACTTAAAAGGGACTGACGCGCTGCTTAGTTCATTAATCCTGTCCATAGGTTCTAATCGACGTGTCACACCAATTTTAAAAATGTTTCTACCAAACGATCCGATATTGGAGATAATGTAGACATACCCGGCAGTTGCATGCTGCTCGCGGTAGTCAACTTCAGTCTTTTGATTCTGCTGTGCTTCTAGTTCGTTTTTAAGCTTTTGAATTTCTGCAAGCAAGTTTTGGTTAGAGGGTTCTTCTTTAGACTTTTCTTCTAGTTCTTGAATTGCTTGAGTATAATGTTTGATTTCTTTGTCGATTTTCTTACGTTTTGAAGCAATTTCGCGTTGCAATGCTTTTTCTTCATGCTCTTGGGCACGTTGCTCACGTAAAATTTCTTTTTCTTCCTGGGATTTCTGGCGATAAGCAAAAGCAAGGTTCAATTCATCTAGCTTCAAGTTAAGATAATCAATCTTTATAGCGACGTCATCAACGCTGTACATCTTATTGTGTTGTTCAAACGATCTCGTGATACGCCTACTTATTCTATCGTAGTTAGAATAGGTTGCTTTATTAATAGCCTCAGTGCATTCGTTATTAAAACTTCTAAGAATGGACTTTATGCTATTTCGAGTCATTTTTCTGCCTTCGGCTTTGCTATCGTTGACTATCCAATTCGGATTATAAGTAACCGCTGTCTTATCTTTAATCATAGCCTTCTGTTGCTCACGCAAATTTATAAGCGTGTCTTTGTATTCTAACGACGTTGAAAAATCGTATTGTGGCCTGTATAAGCCGTACGAACTCATTTCTAAATCAGGCTCAAGGTCGCTAATATCTGCCCGAATATTTTCTTTTTGATCAGTTAGCTGACCAATCTCATTTTTAAGCTCCTTAACTTCGGACTTATTTGTTGCAATGATTTTTTGGAAGGTAGATTGTAACTTTTTTTCGCCTTCAGATAATTTAGACAGCTTTGCAGTTTTTAGAGTTATAATTTTATCAAGTTTTATTGGTTCAGCTTCGTGAAGAGATAGCTTGAGGCTGGCCTTTTCAGACAGCTCTTTATTTTTCTGAAGAGCTGTCTGAATTTGTGACTTTAAGTGGGTGCTATTCATAAGTATTTCTTTTTTTGACTGTTCCAGTTCTAAGTTGTTCTTTGATAAAGCTTCGTTAGCTTCTTTTAAATGAATGATCTGTTTTTTGAATTCAGATATTCGAAAAATATCCCTTATTGACATCTCGTAGCCCCTTCAATCTAAAACATGTTTGTAGTGCAGTCCATATGCAAGACCAACCTCATGCAGGTATGGCAGTTCGACACCAATATCATCAGCTGCCGGATAGTCGGAGTCTTCACATGCGTATTCACGGCGTAGATGGTCCATGTCAGTTCGTGTCAGTAAACGGGTGAATCCCCAGGCTCTAGCCTGTTTTTCTTGTTTCATATTTTCCAGAGATTCATAGTTGGTAATATCGCCGACAGAAGTTTCGATATGTCCGATTTCTTCCATTATCCACTGGCAAAGCTGGTTGGCTGTTTTCTTTTCATTAAGTGTGACTTCGTCTCCAAGAGCAAGCCCACTTAGGCGCATTGGCAATTTTTCGAAATTGAAAATGATGTTCGGATATTGCGCCATCAGAGTTTCAAGTCTATTCAATAAGCCTCAGTCCTTTTCGTGACGCTTTTTGTATTGTGCTTTTTTAAATTCAATGTAATCGTTTATTTCTTGACGTTCCTCATCGGTCAAGTCATCTAGGTTGCCATCTATATGGGCAGCAACAGGGACGCTACCTAAATCAGTCTTTCGTCCTAGTAAATAGTCTGTAGTAACCTCGAAAACATCGGCTAGAGAAGAAAGTTCTATATCTCTCACAGGGCGAGTCCCATTCTCTATACGACTCATCACCGCACGATTGACGCCTATTTTATCGGCAAGCCCCTCCTGTGATAGCTTAACCCGTTGACGCATGTACTTGATACGTTCACCAATGGCTTTTTGCATTTTTACAGTGTCGTCAGACATAAGTACACCACTCTTTCTATATTGGCACTTTTAACTTACCACTACTTTCTATATTAGAAAATAATATATTCTAAAATAGAAATAAATATGTTGACTTTTCTGAAACAGAACACTATTATAGTAAATGTAATCAAGTTCTAAAACAGAACACAAAGGAGGCAAACATAATGAACAAAAGGTTTGATCATGAGTTTCTTAAACAACGTCGTAGAGAAAAGAACGTCTCTCAAGAAACATTGGCAATGGCTTTAGGGTTTAAAAACTCTTCGACATATTCTAAATATGAAAATGGCGATACTGCAGTTAAGGCAGACATGCTGCCGATTATTGCGAACGTGCTTAAAACGCCAATTGCGAGTTTTTTTACGGCTGGTAGTTCTGAAATAGAACATAACAAGCAACCTGAGGAGGTGAGCTGATGAAAAAGCATGAAGTGATTCATTTTTACAAGTCAGGTGGTTTTAATCACTTGGTAAATGTCTCTGTTGATGATAATTTGTTTGCCGCAGTTACCTTTACTGATAGTGAGGTGAAACGAATTGAACAAAAATATCCACTAGCAAAGGATAATCTGTTTGCACTAGTGGACGGTGTAGAAATTAAATTAAAAGATTAAAGACCGAATTTGTTTTCAATTAGCTTAGCTGCAACTGAGCTAAAAATGTTTAATGAGGCTGAACTCATCTTAGAAGCAATTGTAGATTTGGTTTCCTCCCAATTCGTGTCGTCTCGGATATTGTCGAGAAATTCATGACCTTTGTACGTAATCTTCGTAAAGGCATAAGCATCAGGCATCTGTTGATACTTTCTGCCATCTACGAAGCCACCATCTATCAGTTCAACAAACGTATAGTAAAACGTATCTAGGTCAAAAAGATCAGATATATTAGAGGATTCAATTACTTGCTGCAAGTCCGACTCTGAGCCACCGCCATAAGGGACGAGTTCTAATAGCAAGAGTAAATCTCTGACGCAATCGTGATCAAGCTTCATGTTTGTCACCTCCTTCCAGTACTAATTGTACCAAAAGAGGTGGCTAATATTAATCTTTCAAAGGACGGGGATGACATTATGCTCCAAGTTCTAGCAGCAGGATTACTGATTCTCGTGATTGGACACTGCTCATCAAACTAAATTTTAGGAGGAGACGTTATGAATTTATCAATTGAGGAAACAATCGAACAGGTCGCAATGAATAGTCGTTGGTCAGTTAAGCAATTGGAATTATTGCGCAAGGTTCATGGTGACGAGTTCATCAAGAGCATGTTTGCTATTGAATGTGACGACGAAGAAACGCAGCTTAACGATGCAATGGCCATTCGATAGTTTAATCGTATCAAACTATCGAATAAAAAAATGCAATATATTTTCCGTTATGAGGAGTGATGTTTAATGCAAGAAGTAGCGCTTGATAAGCCGTTAGTTGGCCGAATCCGTGAGTTCTTTACAAAACACCCTGAATTGCATCAAAAAGATATGGCAAAGGCATTGTTTATGTCTGACAGCCAACTTAGCAAGTTACTTAAGGGTTCAAAGTTTTCTAGTTTAGCAACAAGGGTTCGGCTGGTGCATTGGGTCAAGGATATTTTGGTTAGCTGGTCAGTAGCACGAATTGATTTTGGCTTACCGTCGTTCATGTTTGATCGGCGACGAACCGGAGACTTGCTGGGGTTGCTGTGCCAAGAAGAAAAAGAATCACGAGAACGTGAAGAGATACAGGCAGAATATCTGGACGCCTTAACTACTACACCAATCAGTCGGAGTACTCATCAAACACAGTTAATTGAAATGTTTCCAAAAGAGTTATTAGAAGACATTGGCGCTAAACAAGCGTTGTTCGCAAAAATATGCGAAGAGAGTGGTAAGAATCCACAGCCATACATTGACGCGTACAACAAACAATATGGGGGGTGACATCATGCAAATTTCTGGTATCAGTGAAGACCAATTTGTGGATAAGATCGTGGATCGTCTAATTGACAAGGTATTGCCAGTGCTTAAGAAACAGGCAGAGGAACAGGGGAAAAAGGATAAGACGCTTACTAAGAAAGACGTTTACACCGACTATATCCCGTGTTCGCCGAACACGTTCAATGACTTCTACTTGGCCCAGACAGACCTTCCGAGAATGAGGAAAGGCAGTCGGATGGTGTTTTCCGAGAAAGCAATCATTGAGTGGAAGGAAAAGTATGGCAAAGAACACAAGATTTAGGAGGGGTAAAAATGATTTTGCAAAGTATCTATGAATTTTGGTGCTTCTATTTTGGCGAAGCGGCAACGTGGATTGGCTGCATTGTAGGACTTTTCTACGCCGGTTACCGCTTCCGTAAGCACGTTGAAACGGTCGGTGGCTGGAAGGCTTGGCGTAATGATTACTTCGGATTGGAGGATCACAAATGACATTTTGGCATAAAAAAAGAGCCCTGAGTGGCAGCTCAGAACTCGAAGATAAATTACATTTATCCTATTTCTATAACATTAATTCTACTCCAGACGGGCGGTGGTTGCAATGGCGATGAAGGTGCCAGATCATGCAACATTCGATTTTGTCCGGTACATGAATCGGCTGGAATCGCAGCCTGAGACGGGATTCATGGTCAAAGATACCAATGGCGACCCCATGATTTCTGGTGAAACTTATTGGGAAGCAGAAGGCCGATATGTGCCAACCGATGAAGATTCAATGCACGACTTTTTAGATGCTGAGGGTGAAGCCTATGACAGTCCAATTGATTGGGACTACGACAACTTGGCAGCCATTTTGGAAAATTACAAGGATGCGGAGGTGATCTCATGGACGTAGTCAAGGTACACACAATCAGCCGTTTCCAGCCTAAAGCAGTGGTTGCTACTAATTTAGCTGAATTAGATGACATTAAATCCGATCTATTCAAAGAAGTTCAACTGTTGGCCGAGAATGATCGACTTAGCAATGATGAGATTGATCGGCTATACAGCATCAGCGACGAGCTTGTTGCTTGGTCACCCAATTTGGAGGAGGAAGAATAAATGGCTAATTCATTATCACGGGTTCCAGTTAAGACTTTAGTTAAGCAAGATAAAATTCAACAAATGTTTGAGGGCGCTCTGCACGAAAAGGCTACTCAATTTGCAACTTCATTGGTCAGCGTAGTCAATGAGAACCGGAAACTGTCTCAGGTTGATTCGATGTCAGTCATTAATTCGGCAATGGTTGCTGCTAGTTTAGACCTACCAATTAATCAGAATCTGGGCTACATGTGGTTAGTGCCTTACAAGAATGTGGCTACACCACAAATTGGGTATAAGGGTTACATCCAATTAGCCATGCGAACCGGTCAGTATAAGTCGCTTAACGCCATTGTGGTCTACGATGGCGAACTTAATGGTTGGAACGCATTGACTGAGGAGGTCGACTATAATCCGACCGGAAAGAAGTCAGACACAGTCATCGGATATATCGGCTACTTTAAGCTGCTGAACGGCTTCGAGAAAACTGTTTATTGGACGCGAGACCAGATTGATCAGCACCGTCAACGGTTCTCTAAAATGTCCGGCGGTAAGAATCCTTCTGGCGTATGGGAATCGGACTTTGACGCAATGGCTCTTAAGACAGTCCTGAGGAATTTATTGAGTAAGTGGGGACCAATGTCCACGGAAATGTCCGAAGCGCTGACTCAGGACGAAAAGAAGCAAGACAGCAAGGTGCCAGTCGACATTGATGCCGAAGAGGGCACTGATACCACCGCAGCCCTGCTTAACGACTTTAACAAGGCCGAGGGGGCCAAGACGGTAAATGCCGATGAAAAGGACGGTGACACGGATGACGACAGTAACAGCGACTCAGAACCAACTGGTGAAGAGCCTGACCACTCCGCCCAGACTTCGATTAACGTCTAAAAATTACTATAGCCGTGTTACGGATCAAGTGTACATGTCAGCAACTTGGTTCAAGAAGTTTGAAGAGTGCGAAGCATCGGCTTTGTACGAGCTTAGTGAACCGCCAGAAGAACTGCGGCCGGCAAATGCTCCCAAGACCGAGGGCGTTACTCCAGCGATGCTAGTGGGAAATCATATTCACTCTTACTTTGAATCAGGCAAGTCACACCAAGAGTTTGTGGAAGAACATACGCCGGTACGTGGAGACTCGAAAGACGAGCCGACTATCTACACCCAGAAGGGAAAACTGCTCAGCAAGTATAGCTATGTGGACTTGATGGTCAAACGTATGGAACGATTCGACCTCTTCAATTACTTCTACAACGCGCCTGAGTGTCAAAAAGAAGCAATCATCTCTGGACAGCTATTCGGAGTTAACTGGAAAGGAAAAATTGATTCTCTCAATGTTGAAAAAGGCTACTTCTGTGATCTTAAGACAACTGCTGAAATTGATCGTGATTTTTATAATCCTGCTATTCGTGACCGTGAATTGTGGTTCGATCACTGGAATTACGGCTTACAAATGGCCGCCTACAAGAAGCTGTTACAGGACCAATATCACAAGCCGTTTCACGTCTTCATCTTCGCAGTTGATAAGAAGACCCCGGAGCCAGCCATTGAATCCTTTGAGGTCGATTATGGACGCATTGAGAAGGGGCTTAAAGAGATTGAAGCATATCAGCCACTCCTAATGGATGTGATTGCTGGTAAGACAAAACCGATCCGTTGTGGTAAGTGCAACTATTGCCGTGCGACATACCAACCGACCGGATTCAAGTCATTAGATATTGAAATTTAGGAGGTGAAGACTTGGATTACTTCAAACAACGACGGGCGTACCGTAATTTTAAGATGTATGAAGCGAGCGTCTCTAATGGGCAAAACAATCTGTATCGCGAGTTATTAGACTATGCGAACGATGAAGGCAAATTGGATGTTCAGTTTCGCATGAAAAATTCGGCACTGCTTAGTCTGACAGGATTATCCGAGCCCGGCCTCGATAAGGCAAGAAATTCACTGGTACAACTTGGACTGATCAAGTACATCAAAGGTAAGAAAAACGTCAAGCCGCCTGAGTATCGGGTGGTCAAACTTTACGGTAGGCCAACTGGTTACCCAACCAGTAACCCAACTACAAATGAAAAAAGTAGGCCAACTGGTTTAGACGAAGTAGGCCAACCAGTTGGGCAAGGTGGAGGTCAACCGGTAGGACATAAAGAACTTACTGGTACTGACCTTGACTTGACTGGTACTGACCATGATGAAGATGACGCGGGTGTCACCCGAGGAGATGTTATCGACAAATGGACCAGCCTGTGGGGATTCCCTAACGCTATCGCACGGCCTGAGATCGACGAGTGGCTAGATGCCCTGCCTGCTGACGTTGTTGCCTTTGCAATACAGATTGCCGGCGAGCACACGGTTAAGGCGGCCGGATCGCTTAAGTACATGCGGGCGGTGATTGAAGGGTGGCAGAAACGGGATATCTCCACACTTGATCAGGCTAAGAAGGCAGCAAAGGAACACGACCAACGCATGAAAAGCGAACGTGGTGCTAAGCCTACTAGGGCTAAAGAAACCTTGCCAGACTGGGCGCAATCGGGGGCCACTCCAACGGCTACCCGAACTAAGCTAACGCCTGAACAGCAAGCAGAGATTAACGCGCGAATAGCACGATTACAGCAGAATAGAGAGCCAGAACAGGAGGCTACAACATGAACGAATTGGTAATTATGAAAAATCGGCAGGCAGTTACTACGAGCCTGCAAGTAGCAGAGACCTTTGGCAAAAATCACCGCGATGTTTTGCGAGCAATTGATGACATGAAAGATGTGCGCAATTTTGCGCAGATGTACGTTGAGAGTGATATTCCGGACTCTTACGGGCGCTCACGGCGGGCCTACTACATGAACCGCGATGGATTTACGCTGCTGGCAATGGGGTTCACAGGAAAACGTGCGACTAACTTTAAGCTGGACTACATTGAAGCCTTTAACGCAATGGAAAAGCAGGTTCAGTTACCGATGACACCTGAGGAACGGCTTCAATTAGCCATGGAAAATAGTAATCGGGCGAATCATCGTCTGACTGACGTTGAAGAACGGGTGGACGATTTGGAAAGTAATGCCAAACTTGATCCGTCCGAGTACGCCCATATCGGTAAGCGCGTGAACAAGGCAGTTAGCGAGTACGTGAAGGTTCATCGTCTGCAGCTGACTCGCAAACAGCGAAGTGAGCTATACAAAGACATTAGCAATGGCCTTAATCAAGTAACTGGCGTCCGCACACGTACTCAGATTCGTGAAAAGGACTTCGATAAGGCCGAAAAGTTCATTGATGATTGGCAGCCTAATACGGCGACGAAGATGCTGATTCAACAGATGTCACTTGCATTGGAGGCTTAGTGATGAGAAACATTGAATTTAGAGTGTGGACTGACGACGAGTTGCTTTCAGTAGATGGACTTGAGTTTACAGATGGTGTGCTAACCAATATTGTCACCTTGTACAAAGATATCTGGCATGCAGATGTTGCTTTAAAGTTAGGAGTCGTTGAGTTAGATCAGTTCACGGGTATCAGGGATTCGAGCGAAAAGAAAAAGAAAATTTTCGAGGGCGACATCGTTCATTTCAAGTCTGAGATGATCAGTGGACTTGGAATCGTCAAGTGGAATGAAAAGACGGGTGCTTGGGAAATTGATGATATCCGCCCTCGAACAAAGAAACGTGGACATCGAATTTATCCTTTTTATCCGGAAGCGGCGTACCGAGTTGATGGCAACATTCACGAGAACCCGGAGCTTTTGGAGGCACAGCATGATTAAGACATACCATAAAACGACAACGATTAAGGCTGAACAGTTTGACGAAGCAAAATGGCAGTCTATTTATAACGATTCTCATAACCCGGAAGAATGGAATATTAAAGCACGGAAGTTTGGTATTGACCATTATCATGGATATTTCATTATTCCAACGCGTGAAGGTGACATGCGGGTTCATGATGGTGATTGGATTGCCACAGGAATTAATGGTGAGAATTGGCCGATTTCTGATGACGTTTTCCGGAAGACGTATGCTGAGTTACCAGTGATTCCTAAGGCCGTTGCTGACTGGATTGAACTTGGAAAATCCAAGCGTGTTAGTCTTGATACTGCGCTACTCCTGACTTTGTATGAAAACAAAAAAACAGATGGAAACGAACTAGCAAGGTGGATAATGCATGGCAATTTGGCTACCGTTGCCCGTGCGTGGCTAGACGGGTACCGAGTGGAGGCAGACAAATGACCAAGAAATCATACTCAGAACGCAAACAATTAATCAGTGACCAGTGCCCACAAGCATTGACACGTTGGCTGGCGATGAGGTTCTTAGGGGGTAACGCATTTGAGTGATGAAATGGCAAAGCTAAAGCGGCGGCTTATCGTGGATTGTCGCCGGGCTCAAGTAGAGGACAGCGAGGAAATGGCCGATGGACTGAGAATCGCACTTTTTGAAATTGACCACCTTGATAAGCCTTACAACGGCGAGGAGGAAGACAATGACGATTAAGTACCCAGCAGGTGGCATGGTGTCAAAGGACGTGCAGCCAGTGGACGACGACAGTGTCGAACTGACCTTGCGAGATCACCCACTCATACGTAGATACGGACGGCTTGCCTACCTAGTAATCCATGGAGAGCCAGTTCCCGCTGGGCGTCCGCGATTTACCCGTCAAGGCCACGCGTTCGACCCCAAGCGGTCTCGAGACTACAAGAAGTTAGTGTCGGAGGCTGCGGCACTACAGTATCATAGCGAATTGCTGCACGGCATACCACTAAAGGTCGACGTCAAGGTGTATCGGCACGTACAATCATCCATCAGCAAGGTAGAGCGCGCAAAACGTCTCAGTGGCAAACACCGGCCTATCGTCAAGCCGGACGCATCAAACTACTTGAAGTTGATTGAGGATGCACTGACCGGCATCGTCTGGGAGGATGACAATCTCATCACAGATGTTAGCTGCAGCAAGTACTACTCAGACGATCCACGTATCGAAGTCACAGTTACTGAGACGGGAGCGAAGAGGCCAAATAATTTAAAAGAGCCTCATTATTAATACTTTATTGGCCCCAGATTCTAGTGCGATGAGCCAATTGCGAGCTAAAGCTGATGAAAAGGTTTAGGGTCGAAGGTACACTCTCAGGTGAATAATGGAAAGAGGATTGACTAAAATGGCGAGCAATTCAAAACTAATGGGATTAATTAATGACGCTGAAGATAATTATGGAAAGCCAAGTAATTGGCCTGAAAAGGTTACTGAGAAGATTAATGCGGAGGCTAATCGAATTAATGATTACGAACACACACCAGCAAATGAGGTATTACGTCATTTGATTTGTCATGGGTATACAAATACTCAAATTACGTTAGATGAACAAAGATCTTCAGGATACATTCAAAGCTTACGCAAACAGATGAAAAATAATGGTGAACTGCACTTTCAAGCCACGCCGGATGAGTTAAGACAGCTGGCATACAACGTTTCTCACATAAATAGGCCTAACAACCAAGGAATTGCTAGGGTTATGGGTCGTGACAAGGATTGGGTTCGCTGCATGCGAAAGAAGCTACGAGAGACAGCCAGTGAAACGCGGCGATGAACGTGTCACAACCGTTGAGCAGTACGTACAAAAAGCTCGATTGGCTGATGGAGTGTTGGCCCACTGTGCATGGAAATATGGCTTAGAGTTGGAAAAGCAATCGCAAAATATTTAGACAGCAAAAAAGGGGCCGCCCGGCAGCAGCCCTCATCAAAATAAACTATCACAAATATTATACCATAAACGCTTATTTGATGGGGGTTGGACTGATGATGGTAGCAGAACAGACGGAACTATTTGAGAAGTCGAACGACAGAGAACTGATTAAGGACGTCAAACATTTCTTCAACTGCTATTTTATGCGATTGGTGTTGAAGTCAGGACGGAGCTTGGCGTCCTTGCAGTCACCTAAGTATGATGGCATGCCAAAGGCACCGGGAGTTAGTGAGGATCGTGACGGAAAGCTGGTAGAAGCTGCGGATTGCCAAGAGGTCGTTGAGTGCGCGTTAGAGGCATTTCAAAACATGACAAGCGTTAGCACATTGATTGTCTGGCGGAGCCTAGTGAAGCACGACTTAGACGTTCAGATTGCTCATGATGTTGGGTATCGTCATAGCCAGTACAGCGATCGTAAGAAGGCGGCTATGATTGAATTCAATTATGCGTTCGCCGGACGGTTGCAAAAAAGAGGGCTACACAATAAGCATTTTGACTTTGACGAGTACCTTTACCAACCAAAATCGGACTTTTAGCGGACTTTGACCGGACTTTCACCGGAATAATGTCGGACTTTTTAACCGGAAATCTGTTGTAAATTAGTATCATCGAAGAATTAAGAAACACACGCATAGCTTAACAGGCAGAGCAGTGGCCTTCTAAGCCACCGACGCGGGTTCGAATCCTGCTGCGTGCATTGTGGTGGAATGATGAACCGGCCACAAGATTGCCTCCAACTAACCCTAGCAGTAATGCTGGGGTTTTGTTATGCTTTGATTAGTTTGGAGGAGATTACATGCATGATCTTTTTGATTGGATAGTTACTTTTGGTATTTTATTCGTATTATGGTTTTTGGCTAGGTCACCTTATGTATGGCAGGACAAGCTACTTGAAGACAGAAAGGCCAAGGATAGTAGTCAGTTACAAAGAGAGTCTTTTTTTAAACAACTCGGAGGCCAGGAACAGAAAGAAGTTTTTGACAGGTGGACACGTCGAATTACTTACATGAACAAGATTAATGATGAAGCGGATCCAGAAGCATTGATGGACTTGATTCATCAAACCGTAATTTATGGATCAGATAGAACGGTTAATACGCTCGCATCAATGATGCAATACGTGTATAGCCACCCATATGAAGATGAAGACGGAAAAATCATCGAATACGCTGAAGATCATACACAAATGATACCAATGTATACAGCAGTGATTATTTCAAGTCTTAAAAATGATTTTGCTGGATATAAAGTTGATCCTTTGACGATTGTTCAATTAAAAATAAGTGATTATGATGATCTTAAAAGTTCATATGAAAGATGCTTAAATGTTATCAAGAAGGATATTGAAAGGCGTTCGATATAAGTAAGTAGGTGGGTTACTTGATTCTAACAATTTTCTCAAGTTCATTTTTGTTAAAAGGAACATTGTTTTTAATCTTTTTAATAATTATTTTTATAATTATAGAGAGATGGCTAAAAAAATAGTAAATAATAGATGATAAAAAGGCGTGCATAGCTCAACGGCAGAGTAAAGAAGATACGGGTTCGACTCCCGTTGCACGTATTGGGCAAATAACTCAAAGGAGATGGACTCTCCCGTTCATTGACTGAGTGCCCAAGTGTGATTGTAACTGGTGTTGGCCTGCCAGAAGAGGGCGGTTTGAATCCCGTGTGTAGTTCGATTCCACACCAATCACATTGTCCCTCGGGTGGCATTATAACCTAGCGTTAGTCCCGATGATGACCGAAAACTCATCGTGTGCTTGTGGCGGAATAGGTAGACGCATAGTTAGGTGCGAGTAACGGGCGTGGGTTGACAACCCATGTGACCACACATCATGTAGGGTGCAAATCCATACCAAGCACATTGGTCAGCAACCACGGTATTGCGCAATACCAAAATGCGAGTTCTATACGCTAAGCTTAAAAGCGTAAGTCGACGGGTGGTTGAAACGTGGCTAAAATAGAAAAAAGTCCACGTCAGGAGGCTCATTACCGCGTGTGGTTCGATTCCACACCAATCACATTGGCCCTAAACAAATATTGCTTAACATTGGGTCAAAAATCTAATTGAAAAGAGGTGAAGACTCCTCTCAGTGAGAAGTCTCGCCTGCATCGGTTAGGTGATTTCGTAGAAGGTTCAGTTTGGACGACTGGGCCTTTTTTGTTACATAAATAGGAGGTGGCCGGCATGGGCCAGATGGTAAACACAAAATTTGGCCTGGTCAGCCGCACAGAAGCGCGTTGCTTGGGCGACTTGGAACGTCAGCTTAAAGATGGACGGTGGCAACGTAAAAAGCCACAGCGGCTACGTAAGCAACGTATCACAGTATGGAGGAAAGACGATGCTAAAAAGCTATGAAGTTTGGTATTGGGGCTATGACCCGGACAACCTTGGGCAAACTCAAATGCTACGTAAGGACGTTTTAGTATCCGACGCCATGCTAAAGCGGTGCATGTCGCGGACAAAGTACGATTACTACGTGTTCATTATTGATGACGGTCAGAAGTGGATTGTGGCATCTAATTTGGTTATGCAACTTAGAGAAAGGGTGGAATAATTATGGATTTTGGCGAAGCATTAGAAGCGTTGCATCATGGTAAAAAGGTTGCTCGTGAAGGTTGGAATGGTAAAGGTATGTTTATTTATTTGGAAAGTGGAACTCTAATTACTCCAGATAAGATTCGTAACTTGACGCTCGCTAAGTCTACCCCTGATAGCCAAAAATATATCAATATTAACCCGCATATTGTTATGAAATCAGCAGATGGTTCAATCGTTGTAGGTTGGTTAGCCAGTCAAACGGATATGCTGGCTGATGACTGGGAGGTAGTGCAATGAAAAAGCAATTAAGTGATAAAGAAAAGGCCAAGCTGTGGGACGATCTGCCAAATTACATTACCGTCAGTCAACCTAACGGGGAGCTGATTAGTTATATCCCGCTTAAGCCCGAAGCGGGTTCCAGTGATGGCATGATTGTCAACAAGGACTATATCTTCACAGAAAACTACAGCGATGAAGAAGCTCATTTTGCTGATATCGATGGCAAGGTTTACTACGAAGGTGCCATGACGTGGGGCAACCATAAGCAAGCACAGGAGGTTGTTGATCGTGACTGATAAAGAAAACAAGCACTCAATCCGGGTTAGCGACGGTACATTCATTAGCCTTTTTGACCCAAAGTATTTCCATGTCTTGATTAATGATGAAGAACTAAACAGTCTTAGTAGTGACGCAGCAGTTAGAGTCGTTGACTCTGGATCAAACTACGTAGACAAGCTGGTTCAGATTATGGTCCCGCTGGGCAAGCCTTCGGATGAGCTGCTAAAGAGCTTAGTCCGGCAAGAGAAACCAATTCACTTGGCTATCAAGGATGACAACACCGGAAACCTGTACGAGAGCCATTCGGGATATATCAAGTACGGTCCGAACGTTGTGTACGGTAAGGGGTTCCCAATGGGCCAGTTTACGATGGCCTGTGTATTTATGGATTAGGAGGAGCCCCCATGGGTAAAGGCAAGTATCAAGATTGGTTGACCCACGAGGGCTTGACCAAACTAGAAGGGTGGGCCCGAGATGGCCTAACCGATGAACAAATTGCTAATAATATTGGCATTGGTACAACGACTCTTTACAATTGGAAAAAGCGTTATGTGGAGATTGTGGAGGCCCTAAAAAAGGGAAAAGAAGTCGTTGATCGTGAAGTCGAAGGTTCACTTTTACGACGTGCCAAGGGATATACGACAGTTGACCATCAGTACAAAGTAGTCGATGTTGATCCGGATGTGCTGCATGCACGACGTCGTAAAGTGGCCAACACTTACAAGTTAGACCATCCGGAAGCAACCAAGCAAGAGATTGATGACTATGCTGCCGAGAAGGTCCCAACGCGGGAAAGCATCGAGTTGTTTCAGAATCAGCATGAGGTGCCACCAGACACTACAGCAGCTATCTTCTGGTTAAAGAATCGTAAGCCAGATGAATGGCGTGACCGTAAGGAAACAGAATTGTCCGGTGGTGTCGGTGTTCAAGTCAGTGACCCATATAAGAACCTTTCAGAAGAACAGCTAGCTAAACTGGCCGATGATGATGATGGATAAGAACTTAATTCGTCAAGGTGCACGAGTTGAACTGGCCCGGCGCCGTTTCTTTTCATACGCGCGACTGATTGCACCAAGTTTCTACAAGCGAAGCCGAGGCTACCTAGTTGAGCTGTGCGATGCCTTACAGGACTTCGTGGTGTCTGACGATGATGTGTTGGTCATCAACGAGCCGCCGCGTCACGGTAAATCACGAACGGCGGGGCTGTTTGTCCAATGGCTTTTAGGCAAGGACCCATCGATAAAGGTCATGACCGGTTCGTACAACGAAACGCTGTCGACCACGTTTTCTAAGGGTGTTCGTAATTCCATTCAGGAGGTCAAGGCCGATCCGGATATTCCGGTGTTTGCAGACGTCTTTCCCGGCGTAAGCATCAAGCAAGGCGACGGTGCCATGAACCTATGGTCGCTTAAAGGCGGGTACAACAATTACCTTGCTACTTCACCAACCGGTACTGCGACCGGGTTTGGGGCCGACGTAATGATTATTGATGACCTGATCAAGAACGCCCAGGAAGCCTTTAACGAGGTCAAATTGGACGAGCAGTGGTCATGGTTCGTAAACACCATGCTGTCACGACTAGAATCCGGCGGGAAAATCATTATTATCATGACACGGTGGTCATCTCAAGACCTCGCCGGACGCGCTCTGACCGAATTACCCGGATTAGGGTATAAGGTCAAGCACATCAGTATGAAAGCTCTCCAGGACGACGGAACCATGCTTTGTGAGGATATTCTTTCCCGTGCGCAGTACGAGCGAACGTTTAAGACCCAATCGCCCGAGATTGCGGCGGCCAACTACCAGCAAAAACCAATTGACCAAGAAGGACGATTGTACAAGCACTTCAAAACTTACGACGAAATCCCACGAGATGAGCAGGGCAATCCGCTCTTTCGGGGGATTTTTTCATACACCGATACTGCCGACGAAGGCTCTGACTGGTTGGCTCATTACGTCTATGGGGTATACAACGACGAGGCCTATATCTTGGACGTAGTCTTCTCACAAGACCCAATGGAGACGACGGAACCAGCTGTGGCCCGATCGCTATTCGAGAATAAGGTCAACGCGGCCACAATCGAATCTAACAACGGTGGGCGTGGGTTTGCTCGGCAGGTTGAGCGGAGATTGCATGAGGAGTATCACAGCAACGTCACTAAAGTTCAATGGTTCCATAACGGGCAGAACAAGATTGCTCGGATTCTGTCGAACTCAACTTGGGTCATGGAACACATCTACTTCCCAGGAAATTGGCGTAATCGTTGGCCAGACTTGTTTGATTTTCTGACGCGATACCAGCGTGAGGGGAAGAATGAACACGACGACGCCCCTGATGCTCTCACTGGTGTGGCTGAATCGGTTCAAAACAAGGTAAACATCAGCAAGCGGCCTAGCCGTCGCAAGCAAGCCAATACATTAAGAAAGATGGGGTTAGTATGACAATTGGAGAAATTAAACAACGGGTCGCTGACATTGAAGCAGTTGGAGACAATGATTTCGAAGCCTCTCATGGCAACGAAGATAATTTACATGAAGATGTTCTACAAGCCATTGCTGACGGTGACTTTGGTGAAGCATCAAAGTGGGCGGCTGAGGCCTTGAAAAGCTGTGACATTGACTTTCACCGCTACTGTGCTTAGGAGGGGTAACATGACTAAAACGAAAATGGGTCACGTTAGCGCGACCGTATCCAGTTCGCTTGACCGCTATGCCTATAGCCGCGATGGCGGTCAGATTACCATTGTTGACCGTGAAATTGGTGAAGCGTTTATGCTAAAGCTATCTGGTAAGAAGGCCGACATAGTGTGGCAGGTGCTGATTAGCACACACCCCAATCGCGATATCGGTAAGATTGAATTCGGTACAAAGAAAGGGCCACGCACCATTGATGAGTTAATCAAGACGGGGCCAGACGGAACACTTAAATCGAAACTGGGGTTGATCTAATGGCTGATGTACCTGTATTTGAGTGGAAGGGCGTCAGCATTGCTTCAATGAGTAAGGACGAGCTACTGGCGGCCATTAAAGATAATGAGCAAGGACGCAACTATCCGGATAGTGCCACAACAATCCTGTTGGGTGAAGCAATGAAGCGATTTCTTGATGAAGATGTTGATTTAGAAGACAAACGAGCTGAGGCACGAGAACGAGTCATTAACGAAATGCTAGCTGGAACTGATGAGAAAGGGGATGAACTAGATGGCGGAAACGAATGATCCACAAGCCCATGGTATGTCTTTACCGTGGCCTGATCGTAAGAGTATCTACATGCTTCGTGGTGGTTCACGTTTTGGATTCGATGCCAACCAAGATTATCAAATGCCAGCTGATGAATGGAATGCCATCAAAGCTAACCCAGACGCTATCAAGCCGATTCTTTCCTGGTTCGTTAACGACCATTACACCAACCAGCTTCCACGCTTGCTGACCCTCGAACGCTATTATCAGGCTGAAAATGACATTCACTTCTGGCGATCAGACAAGGCTCCTGACCGGGCTGACAACCGCATCACATCTGGTTTGCCACGGTACATTACGGACCAAAAGGTAGGCTATCAGTTTGGAAACCCACTAAAGTTTGCGTACAGTGACCCCGATAATCCTGACGACAGCGGAGAAGACATTGTGAACGCGATTGCGGCATTTAACGACGCGGTAGATGAGCCTTATCACGAGAAGGTGATGAGTAAGAACCTCAACAACACGGGGCGGGCGTACGAGCTAACGTACGTCAAGCAGGGCACCAACGACTTAGCTCTCCGGGCAATCGACCCGGCCCACTGTTTCGTGGTTTACGATACGACGATTGACCTGAATTCATTGTTTGCCGTGCGTTATTACATGGTCAATTTCATGAAGACTACGACTTACTATGTCGAAGTCTATACGGATAGCATGGTCTACTACTTCACCAGCACGGATAGCCCGAACGGTGAGTACACGTTGACCGAACAGTCTCTACATTTCTTTGGCACGGTTCCAATCACCGAGTACAAGCTCAACGACGAGCGACTGGGTGCATGGGAGCCAAAGCTGGACGAAATTGACGCTTATGACAAGTCTATTTCCGAGATGGCAAACAGCCAGGAGGATTTCAACAACGCCATTTTGGTCATCTCCGGAGACGTGGATGATGATGACGACCTTGACGACGCAGAGCCGCTGACAGATGCCGATGGTAATCAAATCACTAACTCAAATGGAGACCCCATCTACAAAGTTGATCGTGTCGACCCTGAGAAACGAATCCTGTTCTTAAAGCCACGACTTATCGACAACATCGGCGGCGCACCGACTGTGATTCAGACATCAGCCGAGTATTTGACTAAGGAGCTTAACGCTCAGGGTTGGCAGACGTACAACGACCGCTTACTTGCTGATATTCATAAGGACACCAACACCCCGGACGTCACGGACCAAAACTTCGCGGCTAACGCCAGTGGTGTGGCCATGTCCTACAAGCTGTGGGGTTCTGACCAAGAACGGGCGACACAACAATCCTTATATACACGGGGAATTAAGCGTCGAATCCGTTTGCTGGCCACCTATTGGGCGAAGACGTCACTTATCAAGTCCACAGACGAGGCTGAGCACGTCAACCCTAGCTATACGCCTAATCTGCCGAAGAACGATAACGAAGTCATCACGAACGCAGCCCTATTGCTAAAGACCGGTGCCATCTCTAACCAGACGTTCTGGGAAGCGGTCGAATCAGCTACCGGGGTCAAACCTGATGGTGAAGAGAAGCGCATGAAAGACCAGAAGGCCCAGGAAAAACAGGATGGATTAGATTACATGGCTAAGATTGATGGCTCCGACCAAGATAAAGCTCAAGGTGGTGTAAGCGATGGCAAAGACGACGGTGACCGACCAGCAAGAGGAACAACGAATAAACCAGCTCCTAAGCTCAGACAAGAGATTTAAAGGCCAAACCGATAACTTATACTACCAAGCACTAAAACTCATTGCGGACAACATCAGGGCCTTTTATGCACGTTACGCTTCGAGTAAGGGTCTAACTGCTGATGTGGTTCGTCAACGGGTTAGCCACTGGGATTTAGATCAATTCATGCACGCTATCGACCTGCTCATGGATGGTGATCAGTCCAGTGATGACTTAAAGAAGCGGCTTAAGCTGACAAAGTATCAAGCAGCTGGCGGTGACCATGCTGACGCAGTTGCGGCCCTTATCGGTGCAACCATTGCCGTCACAACTGAGAAAGTCCACAAGACTAGTCGCCAGCACCTCGCTAACGACTATGTGTCTGAGCAAAAGTATCAGCAAGCCATTGCATCGAAGCACCTCACTTGGACGCTTCCACGTACCCAAAACGCTCAAATCACACCAGCTATTGGCCATGCGGTCGATGGCTCGGACTGGTCAGACCGTTTGTGGGTGCGCTCAGATGACATGGTCGCCGACGTCCAGAAAGTGGTACGCGATTCACTTAGTGGTGGATTAGATCAAGACCAGCTCGAAAAGCTCCTACATTTTGGCGCTACAGGTATGGTACCAAAGGGTATTCAAGCAGCTGGTGAGACTGAAATGTGGATGGTCGACCGCCTTATTCGAACTGAATCGGCACGAGTAGTTGACAAGGCTACCATGGATTCGTTTAAAAACCGACGCGTAAAACGCATTGATATTGTGACAGAGCCGGACACCTGCGAAAAATGCCGCAAACTGGCAGCTCAAGGACCATTTTCGCTTAGTGAGTGTCCAGATTTACCATGGCATCCTAATTGCAGATGCAAGAAACGAGAACATCAGGAGGAAAACGATGAAACACATTAAACGTTACTTATGGTTTATCTGGAAGTCGCAAGACTTCATGGAAGGATACAATTCCGTGTGGGTATTTTTCCGGTCCCTGTATCTGGGAATTGGATTCTGTAAGCGTATGAGTCAAGACGACAAAATGTACAAGCACTCTTAGCGAGTGCTTTTTTATGCCCTTTTTTCGGCAGTGGGCGTTAAAGAAAGCTGATGAGATATGCAATCTCTAAAAGGCATTCAAGGAGGATTTTTATGTTAAAACGCGATTTATTCAACTCAAAGATGTTTGAAGCTCCAGATGACAATACCGGTACCCCAGCCGATGGTCAAAAGCCAACGGAGCCAACACCCCCAGCAGATCCCAACCCGGATGATGGTCACAAAGATGGTGAACCTAATAAGGTTCCCATCAAGGACCAACGGCGAATCCGCCAGGACGCTGTTGATCAGTTTATGAACTCTGATAAGTTCAAAGGATTTATTGATGACGCTATTGCTAAGGGAGAAGCCCGAGCCAAGATGTCTGCGGAGGAAAAGGCGGAGGCCGACCGCAAGGCACAAGAAGAACGGTATCAGCAGGAACGAGACAAGTTTCACCGGGAACAAGCTCATTTTTACGCACAACAAGAGCTTGCCAATCGTAAACTGCCCGCTATGTTTGCCGATTACATCGCCGATCAAGACCACGACACCATGGTGGCCAAAGCTGATGCCTTCGAGAAGTCCTTCACTGATGCGGTTCACGCCGAAACGTTGAAACGAATGCAAGGAGACCAAACGCCAGCGGCTGGTACTCAAACACCTGGTGCGACAGTCACAAAAAAAGACTGGGACTCAATGAGCTACAGTGAACAACTTGCGATTTATCAGAAAAATCCTCAACTAGCACAACAATTTATGAATTAGAAAAAGGAGTGATTTAAGTGGCAACTGACGTATTTACACAACTTTCCGGAATGATCCAACCGACTTTGTTTGGACAGAACGTCATTAATCTCAGCACCAAGACTAACCGCATGATTCAATCCGGTATCTTGACGCCCGACGACCAATTTGGTGCCCATTTGTTGGATTCAACGGAAGACACTATGACCTTACCGTTTACCAATGATTTGGAAGGTGACCCAGATCCATGGACTGATACCGATGATATCAGTGTCTCCGGTGTCACTACGGGTAAACAACGGGCCATGCGACTTCGCTTGGTTAAGGCATTTGGGTACACAGATATTGCCCAACAATTTTCCATCTCTAATCCAGCCGACGTTATAGCGTCGCGGTTTGCTAATTTTTGGAGCAATTCAGAACAAAAGTTGCTGATGGCAATCCTTGCTGGGGTATTTGGAAATACGGATATCGCGACTGCAAAGATGTTTGATGATTCAAGCAACAACTTCTCTGCTCGCGGATTTTTGGCGACAATCAATAAGCTGGGCGACTTGCAAGACCAAACGTTCAATAAGATTGCAGTTAATTCCAGTGCTTATGCCGAAATGAAGTTACAAAACATGATTGACACCGTTCAGCCAAACGTTGCAGTGGGGCCATTCGGTACCTACAACGGGATGCAAATCGTGGTTGATGATGATCTGCCATTGGATGCTAGCGGTGTTGCAACGTCCTACATCTTTGGTAATGGGGCTATTGGTTATTCCGTAGCTAACCCGTCTGATTCAACCGAAGTTGAACGTGAAGCCCGTAAGAATGGTGGTCGTACTAACATTATCAACCGTCGTACCGAAACCATTCACGTAAAGGGTACTTCGGTGGCTGATGGGTTCTCCGCTGCAGGCCAAACTGCAACGATTGATGAACTATCCAAGCCATCTACTTGGGAAATCGTTAAGAATGTTGATCCCCGAAGTATTCATGTTGTTGCGTATAAGGCTAAGGTATCCACGGACTTCTTGCCCAAGCAGAAGGCTTCTTCCGCTTCAACAACTCCTGCTAAGTAGAGGTGATCTAAATGGCCGATAACAAGACGACACTCGATAAGCTAAAAAAATACCCGCTGGCGTCTGATTTGGACGATGACGAGTATCTGCAGCAGCTTATTGATGACTCGTGGACGACCGTACAGGCTGACCACATTAAGCCCGTTAAGCAGGAAGAGGCCAACCGCCTGCTGGTGCTTAGTGAGCTGTATGTGGACACCTTGGTGGCTAACGGCGGCGTTCAGTCTGCCAGCCATTTAGGTGAATCTCAGACCATGTTCGATTGGTCGAAAGGCAATGACCCGTACATGTTACGGTACCAAGCCTTGGTCGATCAATTCGGACGTAGTTATCGCCGTGGTCGGGCATTCAGTCGGGATTGAGGTGGTTAGGTGGCAAGCTTTAATCACATTTCAGAGTGGGTTGAGCGATCTAAACGGCTTAATCAAATGGATTTGATTGTTGGCGTTCCCATCGATGATTCGTTCTTACAGATGGTTGCCCGGGTCAATGAACATGGCATGGTGATTCATGCTAAGAAGTCATTTTTGACTATTCCAACGGCCGCTGCTAAAGGTCGAAAGCCAAGCGAGATACCAGGCCTGTTCCGACCTAAGGGTGCTCACAATCACGTCCTAGTGGTCGCCGACAAGTCGGCCCCATACGGCATGACTATCATGTTCGTACTCAAAGAGAGCGTTCGGATTCCACCAAGACGGTTTCTGAATATTGCCTTTGAACGCAATCATGATGAGTGGGGGCAACTTGTGGCCGATGGCTTTCTTCAAGTTATGGATGGCAAGCTATCCCCAGAAAGTCTTGAAAATCAGCTAGGGCGAAGAATCTCAAATGATGTCAAGAAAACTATCCGTGACCTGCACACGCCGCATAACGCGTCGCTCACTGTTGACCGTAAGGGATTCGATGATCCGCTACAGGACACAGGTAAATTAATTGGGTCAATCACATGGACCCGCGAAAGGAAGTTTTAGATTATGGCTCAAAAATTAGCAATTTACAAGAAGGGTGAAACGACTCCCTTAGCAACTGGTGATCCATCTGAAAAGGTATCCGTAACTGGATTAGCAGCAGGCACGGTCGTTGCCAATGGTGATTATCAAGCCGCCGTTATTGATGATACTAATGCCGAAAATCCATCAGGTAAGGTTGATGTACCAGGATGGACGGTGCTAAAAAAAACTGAACCAGAGCCAACTAACGTAAAGGCTACGGCAACGGAAGATGGAGCAGATGTCACCGCTGACGTAACTAATGCCTAATTTTCAAAAACTGAACACTTTTCATTTTATGTTTGACCGTATTAAAGAACCGCTGACAATCACACCATATCTTGGCAATGATGGTAGCGACCCGTTAGGAATAGGTGGTCAGTCGTGGGGAACACCGCGTGATGTGGTTGAACCCCTCACAACAACATCTAATCCAGCTATCACATACCAGCAAGGCTCTGGTGGTGAGATGGAAGTTAGCATTTTGGTCTGGTCTTCACGTACATCGGGGTACAAGAAGGGCACCAAGGTTTTTCGGAAAAACACGGGTGAAACGTATGAGGTAACTGGTGAAGCGCCATTGACGCATAGCCAGCTGACTTACTACACGCTTCGACGGAATGGAGATGATGACGATGAACAACCGACAAGCGGTGACAGCTCTGGTAACGGAGCTGGCAAAGTATCCGATGAATCCGGGGGAGAAGATCCCTTGGGTCTATGAGAAGGTGATTGACGAAAAACGTCAGTTGCCTTTTTTTAGTTGGACGATTGCCAATGCTCATCAACGAATCACCTTTAAGCACGTAGGTGAACCATTTCTTAAGGTTATTCAGTTAAAGGTCCACTGTGATGACCCACTGGAAGCTAGCGATCGCATCGAATGGTTGCAAAATGTCTTAGGTTCCATGCAGCCACAGGTCGACTTGGCCCAGCAGGGCATTTCAATTGTGGAGGTGAGTGACCCTGAGCCACTTGACGAAGATTGGACGATCGCTGTTGAGAATCAGGTTGGTGTCACAGTCACGCTGATGATCAACCCTGACTATCGTGATCAGACACAAGTGGGCGAGCTTGATTCCGTTGAACCGAATATCAAGATTACAAAGGAGGAATCATAAACAATGCCTATTGCAAAGATTATTAAGCAACCCTCAGATTTAATCACAACTACGACGGTTGCCCCACTTAATACGGGATCGGATATTGCAGCCGTTGCTTTGCTACGGCGAGGAACTGACGCAACCGAAAGCGTGCTGCTAGTTCATGATCCAGAAGAAATGCCAGACGCCGGTTTTGATGAAACGACTGATGAATACGCGCTTGTCGAAGCAATGTTTGATGTTAAGGATTTCGAAGGGCCAGTTATGATTGGCACTTATCCAAACACCGATGTCATTAGTCTAAATGACGTCAGTGTGACGCCAACTGCTGATGGCGCAACATTATCAGCTACCGTATCAGGCGTGCAGAAGTGGCTAGAAGACCATTTAAACGATGGTCCTCGGTGGTTTATTCCGGTTGGGATGACGGATGACGACATCAAAACAGCTGCTGATATTATGTACGCCAATGCACACAGTGAGTTGGTATTGCAGGTCGACAACATTGTTGATTTACAGAAATGGCATGATTACGCGGTTGCAACGCAAACCGATAAGGACAAGCTGGGACACCTGCGGGCAATTGTCGAAAAGAGTGCTGAAAACAAGCCAGCTGCACAAGCTGTAGCCTATGCTTCGACTCTGACGCTGCTTGACTGGATGCGGATTGGTAATCTCAGTCAGTTTGTGCCAAATGACTGGACCCAGGTTGAACGGGATATGATTGAAAATCTGAATGGCTTGACGGTCGTTAATAAGGCCGATGATCTCATGTTGAGCGCTGACAAAGAGTTAAATGGCAACTACATTGACAACTCTTTCAATGCGCAATTCAACACTGATTTTCTGCAATACCGAATTCAAAAGTGGATGAACAGTAAAAACTTTACCGAGATTACGGATGACAATATCAGTGAACTAGTTACGACCGCACAAGCAGCCGGCGATGACTTGTTCAAACTGGGAACCATCGCTACCGGGGACGATGGCAAGGCCGATTTCCATGTAACGGCCAAGTCACGTTCACAGTTATCCGCTTATGAAATCTCGCAACGTAAGTACAAGTCATTAGATGTTCAGATGGGATTGCCTAACCCATTTGAAAAGGTCTACTTGAACAATGCCATTACACTCTAGGAGGTGGAGCTAAATGATTCAACGTGTTCAACTCGATGACGGGAGTTACTTTGTCCTAAAGGATTCTCGCTTTATTCACGTTTACGTGATTGTTGATGGCACTCCAACGGAACTCAGTGGGTTCCAGTCTGGCGAAGCCGTTAACTGGTCTAAGACTGATAACGATGTCGATGTGGCATCTGACTTTAAGGGCGTTCCACTAGGCCTGATTAATCACTCGAAGTTAGGGCAATTTGTTGCTCACTTAAACGATGGAGCGCCAGCACACGATATCATCTATGGTTGCTACTATCGTCAAATGAACCATGGGTCAGATACCGTGCCAACATTCGGATTCAAGGTTCAAAACGATAACAACGGTGAGGTCGTACAATCGAGCGTTTGCTTGATTCAAAAGATGCCTGATGGTTCTGTATCTAACGGGATTACCACGCGTGATTGGACGTTGCTGGCTTGTCAATATGAAGACACATTTGGCAACGCTGCTTAATCGGCACTATAGAAGATGATGGCAGGCTTTCGAGCCTGCTTTTTACATACCTAAAATTTGAAAGGATGATTTTAAATGACTGAAAAAATGGCAGCACCAAAAGTAGACGTAACGAAGTTGGCAGAGATGGATAAGCACGAAACGATTACGTATGGAGACAAGGAGAACCCTAAGACAATTGAGGCAACCTTCCGGGACCCCGGTTATGAAATGCTGATGAAGATTCGAGCTAAGCAAAACATTGGTAACAACGAGCGAGACTATGCCGAAATGATCAACATGATTAATGAAAACGTCATTATCAACCCACGCTATGCATTTGCTGATCTCAATAAAAAGGTGCGTAAAACCGAAGAAACCAAGGAAGTTGAACTGGATGGCAAGCGGGGTAAGAAGCCACACATCCTAATGAAGTTCCCTGGTTATCGGGAAGCCTTAAACCTGACCGCTGATATTCGTGGGGTAGATGGCGCTGATGAAACACTTGGCGTATTGCAGGCGCTCAACAAGGATGTCTTCCGCCGTGTCGATAATCCCGACAAGCCACTTGATATGTCTTTCTGGTCTGAAAATGGTGGTGGTTATGACGCAATCAATGAAGCACGTCTCTACTTTGCCGAGGTCATGGATCATGACGGCTATGCTTCAACAGCAATTCGAGCTGTGACGTTTCTGTCAGAGTGCATCTAATGACTCACGTTTCTTCAATGAAGAAGAAAAAGAGATTGACCAGAAGCAGATTGACAAGGAAGTTGACCGCCTCTATGAGCTTTATTTGCCGGTGTCGTTAGGACTAGCCAGTTCAGTCGAAGAAGTCGGTAAATGGAGTTTGGATCAACGAATCATCATGAGTAACCTAGCTAGCAAAATTTTAAGCGAACAGGTCGATCGTGAGAGTACAGCAATCCATAACGGCATTACGAGTTTCTGGAATGAATTGCAGAAGGCTAACAGGAATAAGAGTTAAGGAGGTGTGACTAAATGGCAGGAGAATTACGTCGTGAGGATATCGGCATTGGGTTCAATATCGATTACCCTAAGCTAGAGAAACTTGATACCAGTGTTGACAAAATCATCGATAAGGTAAGCTCCTTGGGTCACCAGTTTGAACCAGTTAATCGGGAAGTAGGCACGTTTGGTCGCACCTTCATTGATACCATCGATAAAATGATTGGTGTCGACGATCGCCTAAAGTCAGCACAACACGAAGTGAATCAATCAATTCAAGGCGGTTCAAAGTCAGCAACGACTTTCCGCGACAAAATCTCTAATCTGAATAATGTTTCCGAGGCGTATACGTCTACGCAAAAAAGACGCTATTCAGAATTAGAATCATCGATTACGGGACTGCTAACACCGATTGGCAAGGTAGGCCGAGAACTACGCGACTTGCCAAAGGAGACGGTCACTAAGGTCAAGTTTGATACCGATGGTGTCAAGGTGGGTGCCAATGAAGTTGAGAAGCAGACCCGTAAGGTTGGCAATGAAATGGATAAGACAGCAAAAAAGAGTCGGCGATTGAAGGATATCATCGCTGGTTCTTTTGCTGGAACCATGATTTCTAACGGGGTGATGGCACTTACCAATGGGCTTCATGAAGCCGCACAGGCCGGAATGGAGTACAACAAGGAACAAGACACGATGAAGACCGTGTGGACGTCCCTGACCACTGAGGCACCTAAGGATGGAAAAAACTTAGTCAAGTACATCAACAGCATGTCCCAGCACTCTATTTACGCCGCAGACACTTTAAACGAAATGGCCCAAAGTTTCTACCACGTTCACTCGAACGAAAAGGAAACCAAGAACTGGACCAATGACTTTATCGCTTTAGGTTCCACGCTGCACATGTCCAATGACGCACTAGCCGAATCCGGGGAACAATTTGCCAAGATTGTTGCTGGTGGTAAGGCGTCTAGTGAAGATATGGCAGTCATGATCAACCGGTTCCCAATGTTTGGTGAAGCCTTGCAGAAGGCGACGGGCAAGTCAATGAAACAGTTGTATGCCATGTCCGCAGCTGGGAAGCTATCAGCCAAGCAATTTACTGATACGCTGACCTACCTTGGAAAAAAGTACGAGGGTGGGACCAAGGAAGCCATGACCTCATTTATGGGGATGTCCATGTACCTCAAGTCACGTTTTAGTACGTTGGCCGGGGATGTCACGAAAACAGCTTTCAACATGGATAAAAAGACAGCTTCAACCATGCAAGATCTACTTTCTGACAAAATGATGAAGAAGTATGCCAAGGGGATTTCTTCAACACTTGGAGTAGTTACTGGGGCAGCGGTAAAAGGGATCAACTACCTGGATAAGCATAAAGATACTATCTTAGATGTTATGAAGAATGTAGGAGGTATTGCAGGAACTTTTGGGAAAGAAGTTTGGGCTGATAGTGTTGAGATTCTTACTGATATTGGTGATGCATTTGGCTTAGTAGATAAAAATGGTAAGGCAGCGAAAGACCCATTGGACCAACTCGATGCTTTATTGAAAGGTATTGATAAGCATAAGGAAGGAATTAAGATTGCAGCCAGAATGATGGTCGGATTTTTTGCTGTTAAGAAAGCAGCAGGTTTTTTAAAGCTGTTGAAAGAAATTAATACGCAATTAAAAATTTCTACCGTGTTGAACGGCATTGGTTCTTTTAGTGGTATAAAAACTCCAACTGGTAAGCATTATCAAACTAAGAAAGGAAGACATTATACAACAAATCCCGCAATAGCTAATGATGTAGATATAGCTCAAGCCATATCTGAAAGTGGTACAAATGCTGGACGACGTTTTGCTAAAGAAGCAAAGAAAGGTGGAACCTCTGCTGGAAAAACGGGAGGACGTCATTTTTCAAGTCGAGTTAAATCTGCTGGGGATTTTGCCGGTAAACATGGAGGAAAACAATTTAGTGGAGCAATAAAAGGCCTAGCTTGGGCAGATATGGGTACTAGTATTGGCGGTAATGCATTGGGCGCTTTTTCCGATGGAATCAGTACCAAAAAGGGTGGCAAACAACTTTGGAAGGCCGGGGGTGCTGCTGTTGGCGGTGGATTTGGATTATTTCTTAGCGGTGGTAATCCAATTGTTGCTGATGCAATGAGCAAATTAGGCGAAGGCATTGCTGAGGCTATTGCAGATAGTCCGTTTTGGACTAACTTTAAGAAATTCTTGAACAATCCTTCCAAATACTTGAACAAGAATCATAAAAGCGAACAGAAGAATGTTTCCAAGAGCAACGCGCGTGATAAGCGACACCATCGAGTACAAACGGTAAGCCCATCGGCAGGTTTTGGTGCTGGTGCAGGTAGTGACATTGGTGGCTTAAGTACTGGCTATGCTAACGGTGGCCCAATTACCAGAAACGGTATGGCCATGGTTGGTGAAGCTGGCACGGAGATTGGATACGATGCACGTAAGGGTACGTATCAAATGTATGACCATGGGCCACAGCTGGTGCACCTCACGGCTGGTATGCACATCATGAATCATCGTGACAGCCTGAAAGCTATGCGTGGTGGCCTCGGACGAGGCCGGATTCTACCGGGCTATGCTAAGGGGACTGGGTCTGTTGGTGCTGCTTCTGTAGCTACGACAGTCAAGGTAAAAGGTGTCAATGACGCTACCATGAAGAATACTGAATACAAGACCAAACGGTCGGCTGATCAGATTGGTACTGATATTGTATCTGGGTATGGTAAGGGTACCAAGGGCGCTCAAAAGAAACTGACTGGGCTTAACAAGAAGTCAAACCAGATCCTAAAGGATACGAAGAATGGAACCAATAAGCAAACATACCTGATTCGCAAGCAAATGATTGCTGATTTTGACGCCGCTCAAAAGGGTGCCGATAAGCAGCTGAATCAGCTCAAAAATGTTGGGCTTAAAACCATGGACAAAATGCAAGATGGTATGTCTAAGGCAGACCAGACCATTGTTTCAGACTTCGGCAATAACTTTGGCAAGTTACCAGGGCTAGCTAAGTCGTCCATGAAAGGTGCCATTACTAACCTGAATAATGGATTTACTGGTATCGATTCAGCGCTATCACAATTTGGTGGGAACAAGTCAGTGCTTAAGCCTATCCATTATGCAACTGGGTCTAACGGCCCAATTGCTAGTGATCAGATGGCTGTCTTAAATGATGCAACCACCGGCCCACGTCAAGAGCTGGTCGGGCGTGGTGATCAGCTCTTAAAACCTATCGGCGATAACGGCGTCTTTCACTTGAAGAAGGGTGACAACGTCTTTAATGGAGTCCAGGTAGAGCGAGCTAAGCCATATTTGCCACACTTCGCTAAAGGGACTGGTGCCAGTGATGACAAGCTAAGGGCAATTGCTTCGGCTAACTCAGGTAATCCTGGCAGGGCATTCAACAAGGAATTTTCCGGTAACATTAAGTTAGATGGTTCAGCTCTGCAAAAGGGAACGACGAATACCGCTAAGGCGGGTGCTAAGACTGTCGGTGTTCCGTGGTCAAACGCTATGTGGGGATACATTCAAGGCTTAATTCAAGGCGGTGGTAGTGGCACCGGTGGTAGTTGGAGACATGATCCGGGAATGGCGGAGACGAACGGCTTTGGTGCCGCACGCTCATTTGGTAGTCATGATGGTGTCGACTTTTCCAGTTCACTTGGTTCGGGAATACTTGCCGTACATGGTGGTAAAGTCACACACACTGGTCGACCACTTCACGGATGGCCTTATAGCCAGCTTGGTGATGTTATCACTGTAGCCAGTGATGATGGGTATCAAGAAATTTATCAAGAATTTGGTGGGATGAATAACATCAAGGTTTCAACTGGTGACGTGATCAAGACTGGCCAACGAATTGCCACTTTGGGCAACTTAAACGGGGCCGGAAGCGGTGCCCATGTTCACATTGGCGTATCCCATGGTTCTTTATGGGACCACGGCGGCTCTTCTACGCATGGTTGGTACGATGTGACTAAAATGCATGGTAGCTCAAACGGTTCATCAAAGCTGAGCAATTCCAAAAAGCCTAACAATTCACTCACTAAGTTGGTAACCAAACAGCTTGGAAAGTCTGCCGCTAAGTGGATAACTGATAAGTTGGCAACTGAAGTTGATGGTGGCACGGGTGGAGCTAGTTATGGTGGCTCTGCCATGATTGAAAAGGCCGCTAAGGCAATGCACGTAAAACTCAGCGCTAGCGAATTAGCCACGATTAAGAGCGTTATCATGCATGAATCTGGCGGTAGTGCAACTGTTACCCAAAAAGTTCATGACGTGAACTCAGCTGCTGGACATCCGGCTCAAGGTTTACTGCAATTCATTCCAAGCACCTTTAAATCATACGCTGTTAAAGGACACAACAACATCCTATCGGCTTATGATCAGCTGCTAGCAATGTTTAACGACAGTAATTGGCGACATGATGTCCATACAGGCGGCTGGGGGCCAAGTGGTCATGCTCGTTTTGAAAATGGTGGGTTTTCCAAGAAACACAAACTTGCCGAAATTTCGGAAGGCAATAAGCTGGAAGCCATTGTACCAATGGCGCCAGACAAGAAACAGCGGCGTAAGGATATTATGAACAAGATTGACGACTATACTGGTGAACACCGGGTACAGCCCGTCAAGGTGGCCGCCTCAGCTGGTGGTCGTAATGTAACTATCAAGATGACCAACAACATTAAAGTTGAAGGTGGCAACGGCCAAAACGTTGAAAAGCAAGTCGTCTCTGGAATGTCTAAGGTAACTCAACAGCTGGCTGATATGTTTCGACGTGCTACTGGAACAGACCAAGGAGAAGGGGGATTGGTTATTTAATGGACGTTACGCTAACGAAAAATACAGCAGCTTTAGTTAAGCGCTATATTTCTACCAAAAAGGTGGCCACTATTCCTGTCTCGCTGATGTCACCCAGTCAGATGTCGGACAAACAGTTAAGCACGCAAGTAACAAAGTCGAAAGCAAAGGTGAAATCAGATGCAGCAAGCATTACGGCTACGCAGAGCACGATTACCAAGCAACAAAAGGTAATCGATAAGACTGACGACTACCTTAAAAAGCAAAATGGGTATGACACTAAAAAGGCTGCTTATGATGCCGTCAGCAAACAAATTGATGATCTAAAGAAGCAGTTGGCCAAGGCCAAAACTTCTAAGAAAAAGGCCATTCAAGATCAGATCAAGGCTAAACAGAAAATACAAAAATCTGCTTATGCTGATCTGAAAAAATTGACAAATTCTGCATCCTACCAGGAACAGCTTAAGAAACAGAGCACTGCTCGTTCAAAGCTTAAGTCTGCTAAAACTAAGCTGGCTCATGAGAAAAGCAAGAAGGCCAAGGATAAGAAGAAAGCCGCAGCTCTTAAGAAAGAGGCGGACAAACGGAAAGCAGCTGCTAAAAAGAAGAAACAGAAAGCCAATCTAGCCAAAATCACATCGGCAATCGCCAAACACAAAAAACAACCACTTGTTGGACAAACAGCGCTGTACCGTGCTGACCTAATGAGTTCGGTTGTTTATTTTTTGGGCGAGGTTCAACCAACCGAAACGGATGCTAGTGATGTGGTATCGATTGGGGTCGATAATTCCGATCCACGTGCCGGTAAGTCCACGCGAACTAGTAAAGAGCTGTCAGGAACGTACTATGTTTTTGGCAACACTTATGCCGATGCCTGTAAGCAGTTCAATGCCATTCAGAAGTTGCAACGGTTAGATACTGAGTTCATTATCAAAGGTTTCTCCAATTGGAATCATACTAAGATTTCTTCAATCAGCAAGACCGTATCGGGAACGCCGCGTGAAAACGCCTTGGAGCTGAGTATCACGTTCACCTACGTCAAACCGGCAAAGGTACTTTATGGCAAGTCCAAAAAGAGTACCAAGAGTAAAGGAGCGACTAAGGGAGCCAAAAATAGGGGCACAGATAAAGGCAAGTACAGTACTTACACGGTTAAGTCTGGCGATACCTATTGGGCTCTGGCTCAGAAGAAAGGAACAACCGTGGCCACTTTAACGAAGCTTAATGGCGATTGGCATAAAACGATGTTCCCCGGGCATAAGCTTAAAATTCCAAAGTAAGGAGGATGTTTGAATGAAACGCGATAGTATCACATTTAATTTGAATAATCTTCCTGATCGACAAGAAGTTGAGTTAGAGGGCGGAACATTCGAGCTAACTCTGCAGCAGAATGAGCTATCCGGAGTGCTATCCATTGATATCGTTTCTGTTGATGATGACACGCATCAAATCTTAGGGGAACCGCTGACATATGGCGTGCCGCTGTGGTATTGGGCTGCCTACGATTGGTTACCTGCCGAACGACTAGTTCCAATGGATGAGGCTGGGCTGGAGTCATCGGTAACGATTAAAAACTTCCAAAATCCAGTCTCTCTGCTAGATGATGACAGTGTATATGAAAGCGGTGATAGTGATGGCGCTTAAAGTCACTAACCCTGATGGCAAGACGTGGTACGGCGCTAAAGTTGAAGTTGATTTAGTTCTGAAAAAAGGAACTTATAATTTTAATAACTTCACACCGGCTGGATACGGCCTCACCATTACGGGTGAAATTAGCGGTGGCGACGGTGGATCACCCGCTACCAATACAATCAGTATTTCCAACTTGTCAAAGGCACACGAGGACTTATTTAAGACTAAAGAGCACATCGTTGTTAAAGCCGGTGGTTATGACATGTTTGGCATCATTGGTGAAGGAAACATCACCAAGGTATCGCCAGAAGCTCGTGATGGTGAAGATCATTCCATTTCAATCACATTCGTAGCTGGTAAGGACTATTCGAAGAATAAGAAAATTTATAATGCCTATTCGGGTGCGAAGACGGTTAAACACAGCTACAAGACGTCCACTGGTAAAACAATCACGTGGACAACTAGCAAGAAGAAAAATATCAATATTCGCTTCAAAAAAGGTGTTAAGGCCAAGACCATCATTCAACGGATCGCTAGAGAATCAGGCATACCAATTGCCGTGCTACACCTCAAGAAAAATAAAGTGTATAAGCATGGGTATACCTTGACTAAGAAGCCAGAGGCAGCCATCAAGGCGATTGTGAAAGACTGCGGTAGCAAATTTCAATATCGCATCGATGACATTGTCATTGACTACGATGAAAAGCCTAAGCTGTGGCAGACACACCTTTATTTGACGCTAAAAGATGGGTTGGTCAATATGCCAACCATTAATGACGAAGACGGAAAGAAAGCGACATGGACGGTAGTGACCTACCTCAATCCATTGGTTGCTAACGGTTCCGTCTTTTATGTTGCCGAGAATATTAAGTCGCTAGTTCGGGTAAAAAACTATACGCATTCGCTAGATGATATGCAGACAAGCTGTGAGGTGGAAATGGTATGAGTCAAGACAAAAATGATCCACTTGATGTGGTCCTGAATGGGCTTCTGCCATACTTTCTTGCGGCCGACCATAGCTTTATGTTGGGAAAGGTGATCTCAATTGATAAGGGTTCTCCCTGGCGAGTGGATGTTCAACCGTCACCCAAGCAATCAGATGGCAATGAGCGAGCAATTATCGGTGACTGCCTAGTTCTGGAATCGGCAGCTTCGACGATAAAACGTGGCAGTTCGGTGTTGGTGGGTTTTCATGATCGAGATATGGACAACTACAATGGTGCTGGTGAATTTGAATTAGCCAGCCGTCGTATGCACGACGTCAACGATGGCATTGTTTTGGGGGTGATTAAGAGTGAGTAAGGATTTAGCAACTGACGACAGCGGTGACATCATCATTGACCCAGAGACTGGTGATTTAGTGCTGGTCGATGACGATGATCAAGCTGTAGCAACGAATATCGCTTTAGGCACTAACGAGGGTGAACTGTCATGGAATCCCGGTTTTGGTCTTAATCATCTCCACGTCATTGAAAACTTGGATGACATACCGAGCTTAGAGGCTGAGATTGAAGACTATCTCGAATCTCAATTTGACAATTTTGTTAGTGCTGAGATCAAAGATATTAAACGTAATGGGCGTACGGCAACGGTCGACTTAGCCGTTACTTATTTGGATGATTCTGCCGAAGAAACAACGGTAACCGCAGGAACGGAGGTGGATAACATTGGGACTGACTGATAAAGGATTTGACCGGGAAGAGCTGGACGACATCCGCGAGGGCGTTAACCAGCGTTTTAAAGAAGCCCTGGGCGATAGTCTGGCTACCGATGATGCTCACCGCTTTGGTCAGTTTGCTGGGGCTATTTCGGTAGGCAAGAACCTCGTCGAACAGTTGGCTGAGCTAACTTACAACTCACCTTACACGCTACGCGGACGGGACCAAGACTTAGATATCAGTGGATCAGACATCGGAGTTTCTCGGAAGCCCGCGACGGCTGCTACCGTTTACCTGCAGATTGATGCTGATCCAGATACCGTAATTCCCGAAGGAACTCAGTACAGCACGGCTGATGGGGTCGTCTTCAATACACTCGATGAAGCAAAGGTCCCTGGGGTAGCTACCGTAAAGGACGACACTGGGGCTGACGTTCCACTGACGGATGACGACGGCAACGAGATTGGTCGGGTGACCGTACAGGCCCAGGCAAATGAACCGGGAGTGAGTGGCAACGTTGGCGCCGGAACCATCACGGATGAAGGCGGTAGTGATGGTACCGAGGGAATTGCGGGAGTTGTTCGGGTGACTAACCCAGAGGCTGCAACTGGCGGTGAGGAGATTGAGTCAGAGGTTAATTATCGGGCTCGCATCTTTGAGAATAAGCTGTCTAAGTCCGACTCTACCGAGGACGGTATCAAGACCAAGGTTGAAAACGTCACCGGGGTTATCCAGTGTAAGGTCACGGCTAACGACGAGCTGACGACCGATGCTGATGGAAACCCGCCTAAGACCACTCATGTCTATGTGATTGGCGGCTCTGACCAAGATGTGGCTGAGGCCATTTTTCACGCGGTCGGTCTGCCCGGACATACCTACGGAGAAGTGTCAAAGACTGTTTTAAATGCCTCCGGTCAGGAGCGCAAGGTCAACTTCTCCCGAGCTAAGCAGCAGACCGTTTACGTGCGGATCCGTATCAAGACGACTGATGGCTTTGACACGGAAAACGGGATCACGGATCTAAAAAATAAGGTCGTCGAATACGACCGGACACTTAACATGGGCGACCCCTTGCTGTACTCAAAGCTCTTTGAGTACCTGTGGCAGGTCTCAGGATTATCTAGTATCGATGTAACCGTCGGAACGGATAAGGCCGCCTTAGCGCTTGGAAACGTCACTGTCGACGCCTACACGCTAGCTTATATCACAACCAACGACATCGAGGTGATTGTTGATGACGGATAAGCAATGGCTGCAGTTCTGGGTTGACCAGGGATTAGATGACGACACAATTCGTCAGCTGATTATCACGGCTCTTCCCGGAATGGCTAATCAAAGCCCCGACAGTAATAACCAGGCGATTTTGGGCGTTATTGCCGACTTGATCATTGACGAGGTCGATGAGTTCAGGAAGATCTATGAGTCTCGAAGTCTTGATCGGGCCAAGGGCGGTATCTTAGATGATATCGCTGCTGACTGGGGCGTGAGCCGCATCGATAACGATGATGATTTCTTACGTTTCCAGATTCGACTAGCTAAGATGCTCAGTCGCATCGGAGTTACTGAGGACGACATCATCAGTCTGATCGCCTTTATCCTACAGGCTGACCCGACTGAGTTTGATGTCATCACTGACCCGGACGAACTAGGGGGCGATCCTGAGGCAGTAAGGTTCACCAATATCCCAAACCATTATAGTAAGTCTGCTCGTAAAAAGAACCTTCTGGTTAAAGCATTAGAGTCAGCCGTTATGCCAGAATTAAAAATTGTTAGCGTTGACTTTCAAGCTGTCGCTAGCCAGATGCTATACGTGGCCACAGTCACTCAGCGACAGCGGCTTCACCAAGTCTCTAAGGAGGGATAAAAGTGCAATTTGATACTACCTATTTGACCGAAGCTGGTCGATCACTGGCAACGGGCACGCTTGGGGGCTTGGATAAAATCCAGTTCACCCGAGCAGTGGCCTCAAGCCATGACTACTCAGCTACGCCGGTCAACGATTTAAAAAAGCTCACATCAATTGAAGATGTGCAGCAAACGGTCGATTACTCACGAATAATTAAGAAGGATGATACTACTTTAACCATGCGGGTAGACTTTCCGTCTAAAGATGTGACGACGGCATATAGTCTCTATACAGTCGGCTTTTATGCACGACCAGAAAACGGGGATGAAATTCTGTATGGAGTACTGCCAAGCTCTCTACCAGACTACATCGCTGCATATGACGGTAAGTCCAACTTAAATGATTCATTCCAGACTGATACAACGGTGAGCGATGCCGATAATGTTTTAATTACTGTCAGTCAGGCTGGTTCACTTAATGAAGCCGACCTTGATGCAATCTTTGCATCAAAACACATTGCAACTATTGATGATATCAAGGCTAACATTCCTGCCACCGTCATCGACGGCAGCAAGCCAGCAGACTTCAAGGAAGCCGTCACGCTTGAAAAGGGTGCGGTAGACGGTGCTGGCAATGCCATCGCGACCAGCAAGGATTTATCCGATGGCGACGCCACGACACTCAAGTCGGCAAAGGACTACGCAGACACGAAGATTAGTGGCAAAGCTGACGATAGCAAGGTAGTACACACGGCGGATATGCGCAAACCAGCCAATCAAGTTGCCAGCATTGATGAGGTTAACACTAAACAAGATAAAATTGGCTACACACCGGCTGATGATTCCAAAGTAGCCCACCTATCTGGTGCTAACAACTTTGATACTGTTCCAACTGTTAACAATAATCCTTTACTACTAGCAAGCAGTTTACCGTCTGATTTAGCTAGACTTAGCCAAGATGCCAACTTTACCGCAAAACTCCAGCAGAATGGTCAAGATGTCGCACTTGCCAATAATACGATTGCCCGCAACCCTAACACTGGGGTTGTTTCTGAACCTGTTGATTTCACTAATGCTAAAGCTAATGGACACTCTATAATCCCAATTGAAACATCAACGGATAAGCAAACAGCACAAGCAAACAGTACAACGACACCAAATGTTATTTATTTATATTAGGAGATGAGATTGAGTGGGAGCAATTCTAAATGGTAAGGAGATACATGGTGGGTTCTTGAATGGAAAGTTGTTGTTTGAAGAATTAGATGACAGTCAGACTTGGCTACAGTGTCCGACGCCTAGTAATGTTCCAAGTGGGGCCAATGTTCTAAAAGGAATGACGCTGATGCGATATAACGATGGGGATAAGTCGATAGATATTGTTTCGAATGCCAAAGGAGGACTTACAAATTTGACGGTTGGTTTTCAACTGCCATCGGGTTATGAATTTGATGAATCTAGTGATCGGGTATCAATGAAAACATGTGTTTATGATAACTATGGCACGGCAACGGATACTAGTAATATCGTAACCGCCTCCAGATCTGCTAATCAATATATTTTAAGTTATCAATATGCCTACAGTATCATGATTTATTTATGTGGATATGCTGGTGAAATCAGACTGCATAATGATTATCCAGTTTTTTCTGTTGTGAACATAAAGGGTGTTCATAAAGTATAAGGAGGAAAAGAAATGCCAATCTATTATGTAAAACCAGATTCAGATAACCAGTTCCCGGATAAAGATACGACACCCGCGCTTGAACAGGCGGACGGCTTACGGGCAGTCAATATCCCGACTACCTCGATTCAATACTTCACGCGATACTGGTGGATGTATGCATTCAAGAGTAATGATTCGCAGGAAGTCACAGCTCCGGGGAACTTACCTAATTTGGATATCGACTATCTGCAAAGCTTGATTGACCAGCAGGGCGAACAAGCCGAAAAGCAGGCCAAAACCATCGAAGACTTGCAAACAGCATTGGTAAGTGCCACAAAGGCTCAAGTAGAAGCCCAGCAGCAATTTGTTACTACGCAGGAGCAATTTCAAAAGCAATTTGGCAGCCTGTCACAGCAAATTGTGGCAGTTCAAAAGCAAATCGCAGCCAAGGAAGAATAGGAGGAGTTATCATGAGAAACAATCCATTTTCAGCACCAAGCATTGAAGATGCTAAGTTGTATGCTTCATGGGGGTTAGACATTGGCTATATGGTCAATTGGTGTATCACACCGGAGCAGTACAAAGAACTTACCGGTAAGGACTACACGGCACCGACGACGGATACCACAACCGCCTAGGTGCTTTTATTTTGGAGGCGTAAGCATGCATCGTATTAAAGATGGCCCGGTTCAACGGGCCTTTTCGCATTGGAATCATTTTTGTTTTGGCCTGTTTTCAATGATAGGCGGCTTGTATATTTGGTTTCATCAAGGCTATTTAGATGATCCACGGGTGACACCACCGCCACCACCTTCACCGGCTGAACATGCGATCTTTGCCTTTGCTGACGACTGGTGGTTTTCATTGTGGTTAATTATCTGTGGTCTCGCTATTCTGGTTGGCGTCTTTCACAACCGGCGGTTGTTACGTGATGGTGGCCTAGTCGCCCTATCACCGGCAATGGGGGCCTTATCAGTGGCTTTTATTGTTCGGGGCTTGTTTGATGTGCGGTTTAACCTAACGTGGGTATTCGCCTTACTCATGCTGTTCTTGCTAGTCGGTACGTTGATTAGGGGGGACACGCATGGATATTAAGTCCTGGGCAGTTGCTTTAGGTGCGCTGGGAACGTTTGTAACCACTATCTGGGCTGTTATTCATGGCTACCATTCTGACACACGGCAAGCTGACCAGGATCGCCAGGGCATGGAGAAGTACATTATGGAGCAAGTCAAAGCTGATAACGAATTGCTTCGTAAGGAACGCGAGAGTGATCAAGCACAATTTGCGAAAGATTTGAACGAATTAAAGGCTAAGAAAGATGCGATGGAACAAGAACTTAACCAGCAGATTGCCTTGAAGGTTAGTGAGAATGAAGCTTTACGAAAACGCAATGCCGCTTTAGAACGTGAGAATCAAGCGTACCGGGAACGGTATGGTGAACTTTAGGAGGAAAAATCATGAATGAATTTACGAAGATTATTAAATTACTCAACGACACCGGTATCTTAGGTGTCTTAATTTTTGCCCTGGTTGGCTGGTTTACCCGGATCAATCCGGCATTGAAGACCAAGATTGCGGCGAATAAGTCCGCTACCCAGCGCGAAGTGTTGGGCTTACTGGATACACTAGCAACCAGTGCAGTTAACAAGGCGGCCACTAATTATGAAATGCCAGGGGAAGAAAAGCGTGAGCAGGCGATTGCTGATGTAACGGGCCAAATGAAAGTATTCGGTCATGATAGTCTAGCACCGACAATTATCTCAGCAGCCATTGAAAAAGCCTATCAAACGATGACGACAACGAAGACGAAAGCCCAAACAAAACAGGCTGAATACAATGCCGCTCTGGCGGACACAGAGCAAGCGTTCGCCGATAAGCAAGCACAACTGGACAAGCAAGCTGCGATAGTGCCCACTGAACCAGCACCCTTAGATGTGCCAGAAGACGTGGCTGCTACGGAGGGAGATGTGAAGTAATGCCGCATTATGATGTTGTGGATACGTCCAATAACAATGGAATCATGACCGTTGCCAATTGGCGTTCGATGAAGAAGTATGGCGTCAAAGCCATGATATCCAAGCTATCCGAAGGCACGTACTTCACTGACCAAACGGCCAAGCCGAGCATTCGTAACGCGGTATCTGCTGGCTTACACGTCAACGGCTATCACTTTGCCCGATTTACGACAGTGGCTGGGGCTAAGGCCGAAGCCCAGATGGCAGCCCGAAGTGCGCTTAAGGCAGGATTGGGCAAGAACAGTGTGATCGTACTTGACTTTGAAGCCACCAACTCTGGTTGGAATCAGAACTCTAAAATTGTTAAGGCCTGGATTAACGAAGTTCATCGCATGGGCTATCCCAAAACAGACGTTTATACGATGGGCAGCTGGATTAATTCAGTGCCTTTGAATACAAACGGTCGTGGTGGTTGGGTGGCTAACTATCCTTATAACCCGTCCGGGTTTAAGCTTTATACCGGATATAATGGCTGGCAATGGACGTCAAGCATGCACTTCCCCGGGTGTTATGGTGGTTTCGATGTGTCCCAGATGTACTCAAACTTCTACTATGGCACCACAACTAAGACGATCAAGCCTAAGAAGGCCATCTATTATCGGTATAACCCCAAGATGATCTATGCCCGGACACCGATTAATCGTTACAAGGACGTTGCCTTCAAGCACAAAGTGGATAGTTTCCCAGCCGGCACCGTATTTGCGATTGCTAAAGTGGTGACCTATGGCAAGATTACTCGCTTCCAATTGTCTAACGGTTATTACATCACGTCTAACCAAACCAACGTCAATCGCTTATACTTTTCCGTTGATGGCGGTGTCAAGCGAGTAAAGTCTGTACGCGGTACTCATCGGTACAAGGACAAAACTCTTAAGCATGTTGTGGACTGGCAGCCAGCTGGGACTGAGTTTGATGTTGCTAAGATCGTCAAGTATGGAGATACAACTCGGATTCAGTTGGCTAATGGATTATTTATTAGTGGCAACAAAAAGATTAACAAATTTGTCAAATAAGCGTATAGTACAAGATATACCTGTACGTTACTGATTTAGAAAAGGCGCCCACCCCGTTAGGAGTGAGCGCCTTTTTTGTGTATGATAAATTAATCTTGAACGATTGTGGAAAAAAACTGCATAAAGTTGTAAAATTGATGAAAAGAACAAAAGTAAGAAAATCGTCAATTAGGCCACTCATCTCTTAGGAGGTGGGTGGCTTTTTTGTGTATCAACAGCTTGACTTTGTGTATACTTTTGTATATACTTGCTTTAATGCTGAACGTGTGGCGTAAACGTAGCATATGTCACCTACTCTTGCATGGTAACATGCAATATGTTTGGAGGAAGAAATTTATGCAATCAAGCTTGGTAAGAACATGCTGTTACAGGCTAGTGATAGGAGGCGGATATATTGATGCAAATGAGAATTGCTAAATGGGGAAACTCACAAGGAATTCGATTGTCTAAGAAATTATTAGCGGGCATTGGTATTGATGATCCCCTAAAGCAACAAGTTAAGGTTAGTATTGATAATAACAAGTTAATAATTGAAAAGGCTCCACAGATTTCTAAGTTAGCAGATCGTTTCAAAGATTTTGATCTTAGAGAGTATCGTAATGCTAACAATGGATCTAAAGAATTTGAATGGGGCAGTAATGCTGGCAAGGAACTAATATAGTCCTAAATGAAATGCCACTTCTTGATCGAACTTAGAAGTGGCAAAAAATATTTAGGAGCTGATGCTTGTGGCATTTGAACAAGGAGACATTTACAAGGTGGAACTGAATCCAACGAAGGGACATGAACAACAAGGGTGGCGGCCAGTACTGATTGTGTCTAACAACGACTTTAATAGTCTTACAGACATGGTGAAAGTGATTCCGATTACCAATCAGCTTAAGGAGTTTCCAATGCATCTTGATCTTCCTGATGGATTGGAAACTACTGGTCAAGCCCTGGTAGAGCAGGAGCGTTCGATTGATTTAAACTATCGAAAGCATCGGTTCGTTGAGCATTGTCCCCAAGAGTTTCTAGGTTCTGTGCTTGAAATGATCTCCGAGACATATTAAAAGCCAACCATCATTTAGATAGTTGGCTTACCAGAACTATGTATTACTTACTCATCAGCTGAGATAAGTATACATAGTTTTTTTGTATTTGTACAGAGAAAAGTTGACTAGTGTATTATAGGATGCTATTAGAACGTTATTATTTTTTTGCTAGCTGTAAGATAGCTTTAGCCGGCGCTTCCGGTGTGTTGCGGTGGAACTGATAAATTCCAGACGGCAGTTTGACGGATTGATCGTTTGCTCGATCCACAAGCACCTCGATAGATTTTCCGTTAAGTGTCATACTTGTGAGAATGCCCTTACCACTCACTGTCTCATCGGTGATGGTGAGTGGCACCATGTCAGTTTTTGGATCGGTTGTTACCGATATGCCAATTTGGTCACAGATGATCCAGATACGGTGATCGGGTGTCGGCACTTGATATACTTTAGTTTCCATGGTTTTTCTCCCTTAGATATTGAGTATCATCACCAGCCGCTGATGTTTTTTTGGATTGACCGCAAGTCTGATGGCCACTTCTCGCCGACAAATCCAGTATAAGTGATGGTTAGCTTGGTGTGCGCCTGAATCTGCTTGATTAGCGATTCCAGATAGACAAGATCATCTGTCTCCACGGTGTGCAGGGGGATTGATCGAGAGCGCTTTTTGGGATGCGCTACATACATAAGAAAAATTGAAAGTCTTGGAGTAATGATTAAAAACCACATTAATCTGATAACGCGTGTTTGGAAGTCGCTTAAAACTAGCATCGATTCGTTCATTAATAACTTTTGCATCATTTTCTATTTGCATCACTAAATGTCACCTCATCATTATGCTATAGCCACAGTTGTAGCGCAGAATGCGTATTTGGTGATCACAAACTGCTTTCTGCTATTATAATGGCCAAACAGTGCAGCCGGTGATCCTTTTTCTGCACGATAGAGAAAATCCAAGGCGTGGGCATGCACCAAACAATTGATTAGCTCGTTTGTCTTGGAGTCACGTATCTTTACATAAAGGAGCAGGGGACTTAGTTTGATAGTCCGGGGGTCGCTTTCAAGGATTCCATTAAGTGGTTGTCGTTCCATGGCTATCACCTCACATTTGATTATACGAACAAATGTTCTGAAAATCAACAAAAATAGTGACTTCCTCTCTCACTCTGCCACCCACCTGCCACCTTTTTAAATCAACGTTGATATGGTAGGCTTAGATTAGCTTTTCGACTATTGAGTGGGAATAGCTCCCTCAAATCGGTGTGTCGACTTAACAACATTACTGATTTAGGTATTAAAAATGCCTAATAGTTAGTGTGCTTCTCAGGCAAATTCCCACCAGTTTTATAGATATAAACGACAAGTCTACTGTTATCGTGACAGTAGGCTTGTCGTTTTTATTTAGAAATAAATATCAAACGTTTATGCAAAATCTGGTTGGCGCGGCGGAGGGGGAAAGTGTGGGTTTATGGCCTGAAAAATATTATGAACACAAAATAGGAAAAGAGCTTAGAATCAGACTCATAGATTTTGGTTCTAAGTTTTTTGTTACTTTAGATTTCATCAATAAAATTCGATGAAATAATTTAATGGATCAATTCAGATAGCCGATTTATTATTCTTGAATAAAGTTATTGGTATGGCTAACACTAACCGCTTTCACATGCTTTTCAACAAGTTATTTGTGATGCTAAGTTTTTTCAAACAATCTAGTGCAGTGTTTATAGGGGTTAAGGACATCTTGACATTTATGTGCGACATGGTACGATAAATTAAATGTTATCCATATTACTAATTGTGGGTAACAAATATAAAACAATAAAATTACATAAACCGCTAAAACTAGGTATGCAAATAACCTGCGGCACATAATATATAAACATCAAATGTAGTTTATACGAGTATACTTTATAAGGAGGATATTATCATGAAACGTGCAACTATTGGTGAAAACAAGGAACATTATAAGAGCTATAAAGCAGGAAAACACTGGCTTTATGCTAGTATTACGCTTCTAGCTTTAGGACTTGGGACCGCTACTGTTGAGACGACGGTTCATGCCGACGTAACGCCTGCCGCTGATTCGTCATCGTTAGTACAAAAGCAGTCCAGTGCTGACACATCCTCTTCTGTTCAAAGCTCAGCTACTGGATCTACTAGCTCAGCCACCACTTCACAAACACCCCAAACATCGGATAAACAAGCACCTGTAACCGCTACTTCTAAGGCGCAAGTGACTTCGACGACCACTGAGACGCCAGCTAATGATGGGCAAGACGCAACTGATAATCCAGTACATAGCGATCAATCGGTTGGTCAGCCAGAAACGACTACTCAGAACAATAATCGCTTAGCTAACAAGCAAAGTGCGGTTGTCGATGATGCAGATGCGAACGATACGACTAACGATGTCAGCAATGCGGTAAATCACTCGGTCCCAATTACAACTGATGGAGACAAGATAGCTGTTGCCGAATCCGCTAGTGTGCTTGATCCTAACAATGCGCAGGTCTGGATGCCAGATGCTAACTTGCGGGCATATATTGAGGATTGTATTCAGAAAACGTATTCCTGGACTACGGTTAATGATGCGAACCTGTATCAGTATTTGAATGACAATTACAAGATACAAATGATACAGCCTGTTTCAACAAATGATGTGGGAATGATTACCAGTTTGAAAGGGTTGGAACGGGTTACCAACCTTATCCATTTTCAAATGGACATGCGCTATTTTGACCCATCTGCCATGATTGACCTCAGTTTTGCGCCTAATCTAACTAGTTTTGAACTTAGCAATCTTACCGGCGTTCCAGTAAACTGGGGAATGACGGCTAACGATTTGGTTCAGAAGTATCTCCATGCTAACTCTAAGTTAGAGTTTTTCCGGGCTGATCAACAAAATCTTACCGGAGGAATTCCTGATTTTAGTAATAATCCGGAAATAGAGAATATTTATATGATTGAAAATCAGTTAACCGGGACGATTCCAAGTTTGCGTTACCTAACAAATTTGGAAAGTATTAACGTTTCACAAAATCAGTTAACCGGGAATATTGAGAATTTGAATCAACCCGGACTGAGATATGTTTCTGTACAGTATAACCAACTGAGTGGGCCGATTGCTGAATTTGGTGATTCACTGGTCGAAGCTAATTTAAATAACAATCAGTTTACCGGTCAACTGCCTGACTTAAAAAACATTGAGTGGTTATGGCTGCAGAATAATCAGTTCAGTGGTGATTTGCCTAATACCCAAAAATTGAAAAATCTTTTGTATTTTTACAATAATTTTACTTCCTCGATTTAA